GCTGGCCGCGCGACCCTCGACCGTACGCCATAAGGATCATGCCGTAATGTCTTGGCTGTCGGGCCATCCGCATGATGACCCGACGCCCTTTGTCATGCCGTCGCGCCACCACGCTGACCGCAGCGCCCGGCCTCATCCGGCCAACACCCTGCATGTTGTGATATTGACCGCCCGACCGCCCGCACGCATGAGCCTGCGCTATTACTGGAGCGGCGATGCTGCCCCTGCGTTTGCCCGGATAGAGGCCTTTCATGGCCTCGTCCGCGATATTGCCCCGCATTTTTTCCGGGGGGATGCCCACCCGGTCTGGAGTGGCGCCTTTGCCACATCGCCCAGATGGGCCGATATGGTGATGGCTGTGCAGCAGGCGGTGTTGATGGGGCTGCCGATCCCCGAGGGCGTGATGGCGGAGGTCGTGCGCATCCGCCGCAAGCCGGTGGCCCGCCATCTGGAGCCTGCGATGGCGGGCATCCTCAGCGCCTGGGCCATCACCACCGGGCGGATCAAACCATGACACCGATCAACGACCCCCGCCCGTTTCCCGCCGTGCTGGCCGACTGGATCGCCCGGCACGGCGGCACCGCCTATGCCGTCGGGGGTGGGCGCATCCTCTCGGTCTCCGACCAGACGATCCGCAACTGGCTGGCGGGCCGCCCCTGCCAGATGGAGCGAGAGGTCCGCGCCCTGATGACCCTGGTCGACGAGGGGCGCGGATGACGGCCTACCGCACCCCCCAGCGGGCAAAGACCGCGCCGGAAATCCCCAGCGCGGCGACGATGGCCGTCACGGCCGCCTCCAGATGGACGGTCAGCACGCCATCGGCATAGCTGACGCCCCAGCCGGGCACGGCGGCCACCAGCGTGGCCAGCACGGGCGACAGGACGTAGAGGATGATACGGACAACGATGTTGGACATGCAGAGGACTCCTAGAAAAAGTTGATCGCCGAGGCCTCGGCGCTGGTCATCTGGGGCAACGGGGGCAGCGCCGCCGCCCAGGTTGCGGGGCGGCGCCACGAGGCCGCCTCAAAGCGGCTTTTGGCGATGGGGGCGATGCTGACGGCATTGTCCTGGTTGCCGCCCAGCACATAGTAGCGGCCCGCGTCCTGCCCGATGGCAATGCCGACATGGCCGCCGCCCTGGCGGGTGATCGAGATGACCGCGCCCAAGGACGGCGCGCAGGCCACGCCAAAATGCCGCCAGTTGAGCGCCCAGTACGGGTTTTGCCCCAGCGGCCCCGGAAACGGCTCGGACGGCAGGGTCAGGCGGATGCAGGTCTCTACAAAATCTCCGCACCACGGGATTTGCGCCGGATCGCCCACCGTCGCCTCGTCCGACCGCAGCCAGTCGCGCAGGCGGGCATTGTCCGCCCGCTCATGCCAGCCGCGGATGCGCAGCCCCTCGCGCACCCACGGCGGATAGCGGTCCACCGCCGGGGCGCCGCCGGGCGCCGCCTCCAGCGCGGCCCAGGTCAGCGGCCCGACCTGCGGGCGGGTGACAAGCCCGCCCCGGCGCTTGAACGCGCTGATGGCGGCCAGCGTCCGCGGCCCAAAAATCCCGTCAATCGGCCCGGGGTCAAAGCCATGTGCGGCAAGGCGTCGCTGCACAGCCAGCCGCTCGGAGAGGGTCAGGGTGTCATTGTCGGGGGGGGTGACAAAGGGCATGGGGCCTCCGGTCAGGGTTTCGGGCGGTCAAGCCGCCGCTCGATGGCGTGGCGCAACCCGCGGGGGCCAAGATAGGCCACCACGGCCACGACGCCGGTTGTCACGCTGGGGCCAAGGCCCAGCCAGCTGGCAAGACTTTCGGCCACCATCGCCATCACCACGGCGGTGGGGGCCTCCCAGATCAGGTGCCAGCCGATCCAGGGGCGGCGCCCGGCGCGGGCCTCTTGCCCGTGCCAGATCAGGCGGCCCAGAGCGGCGGCGATCAGCGTGGTTGCCCAGCCGCCAAAAAATGCCTGCATCCAGCCGATCAGGCCGGGGGTTTGGGTTGGGTCTGTCATGCGCGCCTCGGTCAGATCATCAGGGGCGGGGCGGAAACCGGCGCGGGCATCAAAACCGCTCGGCGCTCAGGTAGCACAGCGCCGGCGTGCCGGCCGGGTTGATCAGGCGGTATTCGGCGCTGGACGAAAGCCCGCTGAACCCCCCGATCACGATATCACCGGCATAGGCATTGCTGTGCTCGCCAATCGCAAAGCTGGGCGATGCGGCGGTGATCAGGGAGTTGGATGTCATCAGCGCCACCGCGACAGAGGCCGCCCGGCCCTCGGTCGGGATCACCGGTGCCTGCCGCATGCCGCAACCCGGCGGCCCCTCGTACAGGCGCCGCACCTGCGTGTTGGGCGACAATTGCCCCGTCGCCCTGCCCCCCGGGATCGGCTGGATGTAGCGGCGCAGATGATGCCACTCATCCTCATCAAGGCGCATCTCGAACCCGCGGCCGATAAAGGTTTGCGACATAAAGGGCTCTACCTGCACAAAATACAGGCGGTAGTCGCCGGTCTCGCTGGGGCTTTCGAAGGGGGTCACGCGCATGTAATCATAGGCGGGGTTGTCGAATGGCATCAACAGGCGGGCCGTCACGATATTGGGGTTGCCGTCGCCGTCATCGCCCTCGGTGATCACCGTTTTGCGGACGCTGCCCGCGCCAAACCTAAACCGGGCTCCGGCCGGCCCCGAACACAGGATGGTGACGGCCAGCATCACCTGGCCAAAATCCTGCCCGCGGTCCAGGAACTGGCGGATCATCAGCCTGTTATTTGCGGTCAGGCTGTTGACCGAAATCTGCATGTGGTATTTATCGCGCAACCAATGCGGATACTTGGTGCTGGCGGGTGTGGTGCCGCGCGAAATCTCCACATCATCAGTGCCGCCGCTGGTTTTTTGCGCAAACCATGCCGCGGCCGTCTTGCCGAAATTTACGCTGGATGCGACCCCGGCGAATCCGCCGGTGCCCCAGGGCCAAAGCTGAAACCCGGGGTTAAGGCACAAATTGCCAACCTCTGCAAACATCAGATCGCCTCCAGAATGCCGACGCCGACGGCGCCTTTGACGGTCCCGACCCCGACGGTGGTAAATTTAAACAGCCCGGTATCATCGGTTGACCGGATGGGGATCCAATCCTTGTCGGCCAGGGTTGCGGCGTCCGGGATGGTCATTGCCCGCTCCATGCTCACGCTGTAATGGGTCGGGTAGTGCAGCTTTTTCAGGCGCAGCAGTGGCCCGATGCCCTGCACGTCATATTGCGTGGCATAGGCCTTGGACTCGCCGCCATAATATTGGCTGTAAGGCCGGAAATAGCCGGTCCAGCAGACCCGCGAATTGTAGGCATGGCCAAAGTCGCCGGTGTCTGCATTGGGCCAACTGCAAATCGTCTCATAGGCCAGCTTGACCGCATCGATGTCATAGCCCGTATCCAGCAGTGCCTCGAGGCCGTACTCCATCTGATCCGACCCGATGGTGTTGACGCCCCACCCGATCTTGTAGCTGTCCCCGCTGGTGGGCGTGGTCGGAAAGGGGTAGCGCAGGGTCGCAACCTTGGTTGTGCCGTTGTAATCGCTGATGATCGACCCCTTGTTGGTCGCCGCACCGCTGGTCATCTGGATCGCCATGCCGGTATAGGCGTCATCCGTGGCACTGGCGCCGGCGGCAAGGGTGATCGTGGTCGTGGCTGCCCCGGCGCAGGCGCCGGTGTGGATCGCTGGCGCCGGAACAACGGCCTCGCCGCGCCGATGCCAGGCCCCATCGCTGACGGTCAGGCCGGTAGCAAACCAGTTGTTTGACACATAGTCAGGCAAGGCGCCGGAGTGCTGGATGGCAAAAAAATCCCAAAACCCCGTCACGCCGGTTGCGCCCCAATCGCGCGTTGCATCGGCCAGATCGCCATGGGCCGAATCGCCGGTGATGGCAAACAACTCGTGCAAAAACTTGGATGCCAGCAAATTCCAGGTGCTGTGCGCGGTCAGGATCGTATCGCCCGCGCTGATCTGGTCGCAAAAGCCGTTCCAGCCCGAATTGCCCGCCAGCGCAGGGATCGGCGTCACCCCGTAAAGCTCCTGATATTTCGCGTTCGGGCTGTTCAGGACGGCCAGGAATTGCGCCGCATTTTTGCAGGCGATCAGATAGCGCGGATCGTTCGTCACCCGATAGGCGGCCAAAAGTCCAAGTCCACACATGGCCGCATTATAGGCGCTGGCCGTACCCTCGCCCGGGGTCACGGCAAACCCCCCGAACCGCGCCAACCCCTCATCCGGGCACTGGCAAGCCAAAATCACATCTGCCGCCTCCAGCAGCAGGGCGTGGTCACGCGGCGCATTGGGATATTGCTCGGCCATCAGGGCCAGATAGCGCAGGCAGTAGCCCAACCCCGTGGTGTTGATGGATTTTTCCGCCACCACCTCGTAAACCTCGCCTCCGGCCAGCGGATAGCGATATTGCACGATGCGCCGCATGAGGTTTTTGAGGGTGACATTGTGGATGTCCGTCGTAGACGCCCCCATGAACGAGGTGATCTCCTGCAGGACAGCCAGGCGCTGATTTGGCCAGATGACCCGGCCGTCAGCCGACTGGATGGCGATCTCGCGCCAGGAGGCATCGGTCGGCACGGAGTCTCCGGCTGCGCCGCCGGCGATATCAAACAGGATTTCGCCGCCGCCGGAATAGACGCCCGTGGTCGACAGGATGCGCGCCACGCTGGCCGGGCAGGTTGCGCGGATCCGGCCCTCAAGGGCAAACTCGGCCGTCGGGTCCATTTTGGACAGCCGGGCCGTGCCCAGCCCGCCCGTGCCGTCCATGCGGATCACGGCCCCCCTGGGCAACCGGATCATGGATCGCGGAAACACCGATTCGGTGCGCGAATTCCGGGGCGTGCCCTCGAGCATGCCCAGATTGTTGGCGGCGGTGATCAATGCCGCCCCGTCGAAATCGGACACCGCCCAATCGTGGTAGCCGGACAGCGTCACGTCGCCGGAAATCTGCGCAAAACAGTGCGAGGCAGACCGCAACCGGCTGTTTTGCACAGTGGAAATCACATGCGACAGTTTCAGGGGCTCGGCCAGGCACTCGATATCCGGGTCGATGATGGTGACAGAGGTGCAGGTGTCGGGCGATTTGCGCGCGGTCAACTTGTCATCGCCGCCTTCGTCGCCGCCATTCCATTCCCAATACGCAAAGAGGCCCTTTGCGCAGTTCCGCGCGTGCGGGCGGGTCAGGGTGTGGCGCGGCCCGCGGATGGTGAAAGCCCAGCCAGCGCACCGCTCCGCGCGGCAGTCGGTAAAGGACCAGTCGGTTGCATCATGATGGGTGTCAAAGGGGCTGGTATTGACGGCAAAGTCATGGCCGTAGCTTTGCACAACCTGCACGCCCACGGTGCGGCCAACGCCCAACAGGCGGTCGGGGTCCATCTCGCCCGGCCCGATCCTCTCGGCGCCCGAGGTGACGCCGTGGCGGCAATCATAAAAATCGCCCCCCACGATCTGCGCGTGATCGGCCCGCAGGCTGATCCCGTAACAGCCGGTATACCGCTCGGTGCCATTGTTCAGCCGGCCGATCCGGGGAAACATGATGCGCGCGGCATGCGTGCCGCGCAGCTGCAACCCGGGGCCATAGCCGCGGGGGATGGCCAGGCCATCAATCTGCAGATCGGTGCAGCCGGTGATCCGCAGGGCAGATTTGCCGATCCAGTCGTTATGACCATCCGCAAACTCTATGGCCACGTCACGCATCCGCAGCCGGGCGCGGCGCATCACCACAACCCGCGCCTGCATGGCGGTGGTATAGGCGTCGATCACATCCTCATCGACGCCCCAGTCGGTGGCCACGGGAACCGAATTGCCCCCCAGCGCGCCAGAGGTGCTGCCCGACAGGCCAAGATCGGCATCGTCCGGCTCTCCGTCGTGGTCCAGATCGGCGCCGTCCACCTCAAACGTGCCGGTGATATCGGTCAGGTCAACCGTCGTGCCGGCGGTGACGGCCGTCATCACCACGCCGGTGGCGCCGGTGGTCGCTTGCGTGATCGTCTCGCCCGCGGCCACGGTGACGGGGCCGGTCGTGGTGATGCGCACCCCGATAGAGGCAGGGTCGACCCCCAGCACAAAGCGCAGCGGGCGTTGCAGCACCAGGCTGGTTGCGGTGCAACCGACGGCCAGCACAACCCGCTCTCCGCTGCGGTATTGCTCACTGCCGCCGCCCCGGTCGCGATTGGCGCCGTCGACCGCATCGGACACGATCTGCACCACGTCCCCGGCCTGCGGGGTAAAGCCCAGGTTGGCCACCGCAAGGGAGGTGGCCCCCGGAACATAATCCGCGGTCAAAAGCCGCGTGCCCGAAATCGGGCCATCGATCCGCATGCCGTCGATATTGGCGTTGACATAGATCGTGGCCAGGCCGCCCACGCCCTCGATCTGGGCATTGCCGGCAAGGCCCAGCGTCAGGGCCAGCGTTGAGGTGATCGTGTGACTGCCCGCATTGATCTGCAGGCGCCGCCCGGCCACCCCGCCCAGCCAATCCAGCGCGGCCTGCAGGCTGGCAAATTCGGCGGCGTTTTTGGTGACGGCAAGATGCACCTGCAAGCTGGCGGCCGATGCCGCCGCCGCCGCCGCCGATGCCGCCGCTGCCGTCGCGCTGGCCCCGGCCGCTGTGCTGGCCGCAATCATCGCGGTATAATCGTCCTCGGTGATGGTCTGCCAAAACACCGCTTCGGCCGGCTCCACCCCGCGGCGCAACTCGGTCGCCAGATCAAACGGCCCGGCACCGTGCAGCTGGATATGCCCCGCCACAACCTGTTGCCAGACAGAGCTGCGATAACCGCTTTCGCGCCACCGCACCGCAATTGTGTAGGTGGTGGCAACCTGCCCCTCGCCGTTGACCCACAGCTCCAGCCCATCTGGCAGATCGGCACCATCCAGGGCCGCAACAACCGTGCCGGTCGGCAGGACGGAATCCCCCTCGGTGTCGGGCGCGGACAGAGTAAACCGCACCTCGCCATTGATAGGGTTGCTGCCATCCGGGAACGGCACGCGGCCGGTGATCGTGGCAAAGGTGGCCATGGGTATCCTCAAGCGCAAAAGCCCCGCGGGATGCGGGGCGGGTCAGTCGGAATCGGGCGGGTCAGGCGTAAAGGCGGCGACGGTCCAGATAGACAGCGCCGGCGTCGAAAGTGCCGGAGGACAGGCTCAGCTCGGCCTGCAGGATTTTTTGTGCGCTGGCGTGGCTGATCAGGCCGGTCAAAATCTGATCGGTGGTGCCAAAAGTTGCCGTCACACCCGGGCCAAGGGGCGACACAAAGGCGGCCAGCAGATGGCCCTCCTCCGCTTGCCGTGCCCGCTGAATCTCGATCCACCCCGAATAGGTCGCTGCCGCCGCCCCAAGGGTCAAGATCGCCATGACACCGCCCCAGTTGGTGCTGGTCTCGCGATAGCAATTGATCCTCAGATCAGCAGTCGAGGCCGATGCAGACAGGCCCTGCAGCCGCAGACGATACTCATATCCGTCGGCAAACACAGGGGTCTGGATCGTTGCCACAGCACCATCGGCGGCAAAGGACCAGATTTCGCCGGTGGCGGCCGCGACGCCCGCGCTGTCATAGGGGTGCCACGCCGTCTGCACATAGGGCGCAGATGCGGCCCCCTCGCTGATCGCCAGCGGGTTGTCGCGCAAGGCCCGGCCCTGCTGCAGAGTGATCGGCTTTTTGTGCGCAATCACACTGTCTGTGACGGCAGAGGCATCATAGGTTGTCATCGCTCAAAACCATACCTGATCTGTGTTGTCATCCGGCGCCTCGGCGTCGGCCCAAAAGGCCCCGGTCGCGCGCTGCGCCTCGGTCGCGCTGTCCCAGTCGGCAGGGGCGGTGGCGGAATCCAGCCAAAACCCGAATTGACCCGAAAAGCGAAAACTTTCGGCCCGGAAATCCACGCGGCCATCCGTGTATTCAGCGCGGGAAATCTGCATCGGCTCGGCAAGGATGGCGCCGTCAACGCCCTGTAAGACATAGCTTTCGACCAGCACCCGCGCGCCCAGTGTCACGCTGGCGCGATCCTTTACGTCCAGCTTGCCAGAAATCACATTCGGCGTTACCGAAAACCGCGAATACAGCCGCTCCACGATCACCGACGCGGCAGCATCATTGCCGGCCGCGCCAAACCATCGGCAGTAGATTTTCTTGATGGCGTCCTGCGCATACAGGTTTTCCGTTCCGCGGCCGATCACCAGCTTGTCATAGTTTGCCCCATCCTGACTGTCATCGGTCCAGTCGCGAATCCCATGAAACAGCCAGATTTCCGAGGCGCGCTGATCATCGGCCCGGTCTACATCCGGCGATCCAATTATCAGATTATTGTCATCGGTGATGCTGATATAGGATTCGTCGGGCAGCAGCGGCGAATTGACCTTGTATTGCACGTATTGGGCGACGGCATCCCACCAGATCATCACGCCCAATTGGCACAATTCGCCCACCAGCGTTTTTTTGCCGGTGGGCTTTGACAGGATCACCCGGCCCAGCCGCATCCCGCCATACCACAGCAGGTTTTCTGCCGCCCAATCTGCGGTCGGGATATAGGCGTCGAATTCGTCGGTGCCATATTTCAGGATCGTTTCCGCGGCCTCGTTGATGGATTGATCCTCGATCACCACACAAATCTGCGCCACATCCAGCGCCGCATGGCTGGCCGCGGCGGTGCCATCCTGGCCGCGCGTCAGGGTCAAGGCATCGCCAGCGCGCGTAAACCCGATCAACTCCCGCCCGATCCGCAACAGGCCGGACGCCGGATATTCCGCGTCCCCAACCCCGGCGGGGGTCAAGGTGGCGGCGGTTGCGTCTGCAGCGATTGGCGACGACAACTTGCCGGTCGATGCCGCCGGAATCACCGCCTTGTCGTTTTCGGCAAGATCCAGAATGTCCTTGGCCTCGATCTCGACCACGCCCGCCGCATTGGGTCCAGTCAGACCGCTGACAACATAATGCTCGGTCGGCATGGCAGGGGGATCATCCCCCACAAATCCCCGGCGCACCCGCAGCGGCAGGCCCAGATAATAGGGCCACCGCGAAAACAGCCGCGTCAGGTGATGCCCGCGCCGCAAGGGATTGTATCCCACCCCAGAGGCCAGCGCGGCACCGCTGACGCGCTCGGACTGATAGGCATCCAGCCATGTATCGTTGTTGGCAAAATCCTGCAGCCGCGCTTTGATCCGTGCCCGCACCCCCAGGGCCGTAGAGGCAGGGTCAAAGCCGGACAGGTTAAGCTCCCCGGGCCGGCTGTCTGCCGACAAAAGGCAAGGATAGACCCCGGGCGCGTCCGGGATGCCGTCAATATTTGGCGCAAAGGTGATGGTCTTGCTGCCCGCCGCATACTGCGTCGGATCGGCGCATGTGGCGCGGCTGTGAAAGCACTTTGCGGCAGACCGCCCCCAGTATTCCGCCACCGCCGCTGTGGTGGTGGCCTTGTAGGTGCTGGCCCCGGCGCCAACCTCGGCCTGCAGCCCCCAGATCAGCACCCCTTTGGTCACATCGCCCAGATAGGTGGTGGCCGGGCTGGCATAGCGGGTTGACGACAGGCCAATCAGCACCGCCACGGTGCCGCTGGCAACCGCCGTCAGCGTGGCGCTGATCCGGTAAAACCCGCTTGGATGCGCCTCGATCTCGGCAAAGGCGCTGTTGGTCTCGCCCGTCGACAGATCAAATCGCGCATCCGACCCCGCACCAAATTCCGCGTTCGGAAAATCGATCCAGGCAAAATCGCGCCCGTCTGCCTTGACCCAGGCCGAAATCGTCCAAACCTGCCCCGATGTGATGGTCAGGCTTTGGCTGATGCGGTGCGATCCGGTGATAGCGGTCTCCCGCAGCCGGTCGGCGGTTGTAGTGCCATCCGGCGCCCCGGACGCATTGGCCGTGATCGTGGCATTGGTCTTTGTCCAGATGGCATTGTCCACCTCTTGCGACCGCAAGAAATGGTTGGTGCGCATCTCGCCGGTGGACAGGGCGGCCCGGCAGGGCAGCACCCCGAACCGCCGCGTGCAATAGGGCAGGTCAAGCTCGACCAGCGTCAGCGGGCGGCGTGCCAGATTACTCATGGCCGTAAACCCTCGCCTCAAGCGTGATGCCCATCAGGTCGCCGGGACCGGAGTTTTCGGGCCGGATCACGCCGGCCGACCGGGCGCAGTAATACACATCCTGCGGATATTTCGCCGGGCGCCAGCCGAAGAAAAACCCCTCGCCCAAATTGAATGCCCGCTGAAACGCCAGCCAGGATGCGCCGCGGATAAAGCTGGGGTCGATATAGCTGATGCTGGCAGACAGAGTAGACCCGCTGCTGATCACAAGCCCCCCCAGAAGGTGCCCCCCGACCGAAACATTGGATTGCAACTCTACCTCTGTCGGGGTGATCACCGGGCTGTATCCCTGGTAGAACCGGCGCGGAATCACCAGATCGGCCCCGATGAAGGCCACGCCAACGGCAAGATCGGCACCAGCGATCAATCCTGAAAACCTGAACCGCCAATAGCGATAGGTGGATGCGACCCAACGCCAGACCAGCGCCGTATTGTCCGCCGGGGTGATGCTGCCCGCCCCCGCATCTGTCCAGGTGCTGCCATCGCTGGACCGCTCGACGATCACAGACCCGCCCAGATCAAACAGGTTGTGGGCGGCAAGGGCTGCCAGGCCCACACTGGCAGCGATGCCAAGATCAAACGACAGGATTGCCTCTGTCCCGGTCACATCCGGCCGCCACTTGTCATAGGTCGACCCCGAAACAGCATTGGCCGCCTCGCCCCCGGCCAGCACCGCCGTGCCGCCCAGCGTTGCGGCCGCGCCCAGATTTTGCCAGGCGACAAACGGGTTGTTGGTCTGATCGGCCAGCGCGGCGGTGCGGGCGGCGGAAATCGCTATCGTCATGCGCGCAACCCCATCACATAGCCACGATCCCCGTACTCCTCCTGCAGCCGCCGAAACAGCGTCCCCAGATCGGCGGTGCGGATCATGTCGCCAAAACCATAGGTATTCAGCGAAACTTGCGCCGGGCCAGACGCTGCCGCCGCACTGGTGGTGGTGGCCGATGCCGCGCTGCCATAAGACCCGCCGCTGCCGCCCGTGCCCTTGATGGCGGCAACGGTCTGCATCCCGGCGCTCAGCACCGCCATCCGGGCGGCAAGTTTGCCCCAAAACGGTACTGTCGGATCAGCCATCGCCTGATTTGCGGCGCGGTGGGCATTGATGGTTGCCTCGATCGCGCCAAACACCTTTGCAGCTTTGGCCATTTTTTCATTTCCGCCGGCCATGGCGTCGGCCATCGCGCCGAAATAGGCCCCCGCCTTCTGCAGGCCGTCGCCGTAGCGCATGGCATCAATCCCCGCCATCCGATCTTGATGCGCCGCCTGCGCCGCCTCCATCAGGGCGGCATAGTCCTCCTGCGTCAAAAGCCGCTGCTCCAACGCGGCCTGCAGGGTCTCTTGTTGCCGCGCAAACGACGCCAGTTGCACCTCCTCCTGTGACAGCAGCGTCTGGCGCAGACTTTCCAGATCTGCGACGACAGGGTTCTGCCCCCCCCCGCCACCGCCACCGCCACCACCATCGCCGCCAAGGCCGGAAAAATCGAACCCGCTGCCGTAGCCAGCCACCCCAGCGCGATTCTTGGCAAAGGCGTTAAGCTTGTCGCTCTTGACCTGTGCCCCCGCGCCGCTGCCGAAAAATGCGGCCTTTGCCGAAACCGCGGCCCAAATCGCCCCCGCCAGCGTTTGCGCCTGCCCGATTGCTGCATTCAGCCAGCCGGCTTTCGGGGCAGCAGCCGCAAGCTGGCGCATGTAATCTTCGGCCTCGATGATTTTTTCGGCAAGTTCGCTGGTCGCCATTTCAGATTGCGACAGCAACTGGTTAACCGTCCGCAGCGCGGCGCTCCAATCCTCCACGGTTTCCGCCGCCGCCGCCACGCGCAGCGCATCGCCAAGGGCATAGACCTGCTCTTTGGTCAACCCCAGCTCAAGCCCCAGATTTTTGGCCAAAATCCATGTAAACCGCAGCCCCTTGTCGGCGCTGTCAGGGATATGGCCAAATTCCTCGCTCAGCGCGGCGATGGCGGCCCGGGCGTCATCCATGGCAGCGTTGATCGCAAATTGCCGCTGGTTTTCCCGCATGGCAAGGATTTCGGCATTGATCTCGCCATATTTGGCGCGCATCTCTTCCAGCCCGTCGCCCGAGTATACGCGGGCAATCTCGTTGACCCGGTCAAGACTGGCCTTAAGCGCGTCCACAGTCTCGGCAAATGTCTTGGCCTTGCCGCCGGCCGCCGCAAAGGCCGCGCCCAGCAATGGCAGCGCCACCGCCGCCACGGTGCCGATGGCAATGCCCATCGGACCAAAGACCGATGCCACCTGCGACCCCTGCTGCGCAAACACCGTCGCGGCCGAGGTGCCGGCCGCCAGCTGCACGGCCGCATCCTGCACCTGATAGCCAAGGTTCGCCAGTTTTGCCTGGGCCGAGCCTGACATGCTGCCCAGCCGCCCCAGGACGCCGCTGGTCGCGTCGATCTTGCCCGCCGCCGACGCCGCCGCCGCGCCGGTGCCCAGATAGGCAGCCGATGCCTTGTCCAGTGCCGCGGCATGCTGCGCCTCGGTCAGCGTGCCCCGCCCCAGCGCCGCGTCCAGCGTTTGGACCGCCGCCTCATAGCGCTTGCTGGCGGCATAGACGGGGTCAATCGCCTTGCGCAGCCGATCGACCGCCTTTTCCGATTTCGCGAACTCGCGCTCAAACACCCGCGCCGATTTTTGCGCGCTGTTGCTGAACCTTTCGACAAGCCCGACAGATGACCGGATGGCCGCCTGCAGGCTGCTTTCGTCGCCCGTGATCTTTGCATGCAGCGCGGCAAGCTCGGTCATGTCTGGGGGGCCTTCATTTTTTTGGCTTTGTGGCGGGCGCGCGCGGCATCCCAATCGGGCCCGCTGAATCTGCCCGATCTGGCGCCGGGCCTTGATGCCCCGGACAGCCGGTCGCTTTGCGCCTTATGAAAATCAAACTCGGCCCACCATTCGGCGGCCGTCATCCTCCAGAATTCCGAGGGCTGGACCCCCCAGTCGCGGGCCGCCTGATAGGCGCTGCGGCTAAAGGCGGCCCAGGTTACTCCCCCGCGCCGCCATCCTTTCCGTCCGGCGCCGTGTCGGACTGCGGGCCGATCAACAACCCCAGATATTCGACGGCCGCCGTTTTCGCCGCAATGTATCCCGCGCCGAAAACCAGGTCTTTGACATCGGCCAGGCTGCGGGGGTCGCCCGCCGCCCGCATGCCGATATGCAGGATTTCGGGCACGTTCAGGACAGTAAACCGCCAGCGCGGTTCGTAGACCTGGCCCGATGCCCCCATCATCGACTCCAACGCCGCCTCGCGGGCGATGGCGATGGGGTCGCCGATCCTGTCCTTGATCGCCTCAGCCTCGGCAAAAGTTGCCGAAAGCTGAACATCCTCGCCCGCCAAGTTGACCCGGCAAAACCGCTGAAACTTTGCCATCAGGGCGTGCCCGCGGTGTAGACAAAGGCCCCGCTCGACTGGAACGTTGCCGAAAACTCATAGCTGCCATCATGTTCGCCGCTGCCTGCGAACTCGGTCACGCGAAACGTGCCCTCGATCTGCCCGCCCGTCGCCGTCGGCAGGTTGATCGTCAGCGTCTCGCCGACGCTGGTCGCCATGAAGGCGGCGATGATGATCTGATCCTCGGTGATCCCGGAAACCGACACTTCCGCCGACCGCTTGCCCGGCTTGGCAAGCGTGGTCTGAAACCCGTCATCATCGTCGGTGGTCACATCGACGAATTCCGCGCCAAGGGTAAACTCCTTGGACTGGACGCCAACCAGCGTCACGGAATCCCAGTCGATTGTCAGATCGCGGCCGGAATGTCGGGCCATGTCATTGCTCCTTTTGCAGGGTTAGACGGTATCGCTGGATGCCGTGCCGGGTCTTGCCGTCTGCCTCGACCGGGGGCGTGGAAGAAAACTCGTGCAGGCAATCGACGGTGCGAAATCCCGACACGGCGGGCTGCCCGCGGTGCAGCGCCTCATGGGCCAGCGCCATCAGGGTTTTCACCTCGCGCCGCCCGTTGTAGCGCGACCAGAAATGCAGCGTGATCGTCACCGTGGCGCCCAGACTGTCGTCGGTATCCCACGGGCGGGTGGTATCATCGCCGATCACGACATAGGGGAAATCCGCCTCCGGCTGCCCTGCGGGCAGCCCGGGCGGGGCGTCATAGATGCGGCAAGGCAGCGTGTTGTTCAGCGCCGCGAAGATCGCCTCCTGCGCTGCGGACTCAAAGCTCATGACAGTCTCGCGTTGAATTCGTCGCGCAGCTTGGCCACTACATGGCTGATTGCCGCCTCGTAGGATGGCATCAGCCAGGGGCGCGCCTGCATCTTGCCGGTCCCGAACTCCAGGAAATAGCCATGCGGCTCATCCGTGCCGACAATCGCCGTGATGCGCTGGCCGCCCTCGGAAAATTCGGCCCGGATCGACCCTGCCAACCTGCCGGTCTGGCTGTGCGGCATCGCCCCCGGCGCCGAAACGCCGCCGCCCGTCATGCCGGACCGGGCGCGGTGAACGATATCCTCGGCAACCTCGTGCACTACGGCATCAATCGCCTCTCGACCGGCATTACCCGCCTGACGCAGGGCCTCGATCAGATCATTGCCCCCTGTAACCTTGACCTTAACCCGCATCAGCTGGGCACCCCTTCCGCGACCAGAATCTCCAGCCAGGTTCCGCGCGGACCCAAGGGCTGCACATTGCGCACCGCATATTGGCGGCCACACCAGATCAGCCGGTCTGCGGTCGTATAGTAGGGCTGCCCCGCCGCATCGGCCCGCCATCGGATCGTGATGCGGTATTCCCCGGCCGCACCCAACCGCATCGCATCCAGCCGGTCGCGGCCGCCGACAGGGCGGACACAGGCCCAGACCGTGGCCAGATCGGACCAATCCTCCTGCTGGCCGCCCATCTCGTCGGCGATCCGCGTCACCCGCTGCAGGGTGATGCGGTCGCGCAGATCGCCCGCCCGCATCGTCACAGCCACAGCACGTTGGGCAGCAACAGGTCGCGCACGCCCAGCGGCAATTCCGGGCCGGCATCGGGGCTGACGGCCTCGCGGTTGGCGTAATAATGGGCCGCAAGCCCCCGGATCGCAGCGCGGAAATCCTCGGGCACATCCTCGGGATCGGGTCCATAACCCACGGTCAGCACAATCCCCACCGTGTCCAGATCGGCCAGCACCGCCGGCCAGACGGCATTGGGCGTGGGGATCACCTCAAAGGGCATCACGCTGCGGCGCATCCGATACAGGGATCCGCTCAATACCTGCTCTGTCCCGGCGGTATCCAGATAGGTGATCTGGTCCAGGCTGATGACGGGATCCACAGGCAGCCGGATCACCCCCCCCAGGCCGTCGCGGCGAAACTCCACCTCCTGGCTGATCAGCCGGCGGCGGGTAAACCCCTCGACCCGCACCCGGGCCGCCCGAATGTAGCTGGCCAGAAGCGCATCTTCGGCCGTCGAATCCTGCCGAACCTGATCCCGCATCTCGGCCACGGTCACGGGCTCGACCGCCGGGGCGATCAGGGTGATCAGCGTCATATTAGCCTCCGGTCTGGGGTCGGCCGCGCCGCGGACGCGGCGCAGCCGCTGGGCGGATCAGATAATGACCACCTCGTCCACGGTGGCCGCATCATCCTCGGTCGCCGGCCCGAAACGCGGGTCGGACCCCAGAACCAGCGCGCCCGCATCCGAGGTTGCAGTCGCCACCGTCATCGACAGCCGGAAATGGGTAAACCCGTTCTCGATGTCCAGATCGCCACTGCCAAAGCTGATCAGCGCCTGCTTGTTCGAGTCGGTCCCCGCCTGCGTCAACTGTGTGATGGCGGCGCCGGTCAGGTCTTTGACCCCGGTGCCGGACGAATCGCTGGCCTGCTGGATCTTGGCGTCCAGCGTGGCGCTGGCGCCCAGATCGCCCGCCAGCACAACAGCCAGAAACGACTGGTAGTTTTTCGCAGAGATCCAGCCCGTGGTCACGGTGCCGGCCGCATAGGCATCGGGGTCAATGACCCCCAGAACGCCGGCGATATGTGCCAGCGCGACGGTTTTGAACGTC